TTGGGCTACCGTGAAAGAGGATGGGGAGTTGCTTGCTTGCCATGCCACGAAACAGGATGCTATTGATCAGGGTGTGGCGGTTGCTTTAGCTGAGGACAGCACGTTCGAGGGGGAACGGTCTGAACGTGCCGAGCCTGATGAATTACGGTTAGGCGATTTTGTTCAATGGGATAGTTCTGGTGGGATGGCGCGGGGCCGTATCGAACACATTATGACTGAGGGTGTTTTGGGTGTGCCAGATAGTGATTTCAGTATCAAGGCCAGTGAGGATGACCCTGCTGCTTTGATTCGGATTTTTAGGTTGGAAGAAACCGATGATGGTGATTCTGAGTGGGAAGAAACTGAAACTCTTGTTGGGCACAGGTTTTCAACGCTGACTAAGATTAGTTCTTTGTTGGAGCGTTCTGAAATCCGACAAGTGGATTTGACTCCACCGTCTTACATGCGTGCGAGTGCCCGCAGAGGGCTTGAGTGGCACGCTGAGGGACTTTCTGGCGATGGTCTACTGGATAGGACAGTGCGTGAAGCTAGGGCGTTAGCGCAGGGCACAGTAACAGCGGAGAAATGGGTGCGGTTGCGTGCTTTCCTCGCTCGACACATGGTGGACTTTGATGCTCCTGCCGCTTCCCCCGATCACGAAAGCTTCCCCAGCCCTGGTGTTGTGGCGATTGCTTTGTGGGGTGGGGGGACAACTAAGCGTAGTGCGCAACGCGCATCAGACTACGCCGAGGGTGTCATTGCTAGAATAGAAGCAGAAAATGAAGGCCGAGCTAAGGGGCAAGCATTGAGCAAGATGGAAACCCGCGTTACCGTTACTGATTTTGAGGTGCGTGAGGAACAAGATGGGATGCACTTGACTGGGTATGCAGCCCGATTCAATGAGGCTTCTGAGCCTTTACCATTCAGGGAATATATTGCGCCTGGTGCGTTCAAGCGTTCTCTGCAATCCCGTAACGATGTGAAACTGTTGTGGAATCACGATAGTTCTACCGTGCTGGGATCCACTAGGGCGGGTACTTTGAAGCTCACTGAGGATAACCAGGGTTTGCGTGTGTCAGCTATTCTCCCTGATACTCAGGCTGGGCGTGATGCCAAAGTGCTGATCAATCGTGGCGATGTCACAGGGTTTTCTTTCGGTTTCACTGTTCCCCAGGGTGGGGACTCATGGAACGAGGATGGTACGGAGCGCACGTTGAACGCGGTGCGCCTCATGGAGGTTTCTACTGGTGTGGCGTTCCCCGCATACCCCACAACTAACGGCACTGCTTTGGTGCGTGGTTGGGACAAGGTTGCTGAGCGTGCTGAGGTGGATGCTGATGCGCTTGCTGATGCGTTGTTGAAGATTGAGAACGGTGAGGACATTAGCACTGATGATCGCCAACTGATTACAACAGTGTTAGACAAGTTGGCTCCTGCTCAAAAGGTTGAGGAACCTAAGGGCGATTTGGAGATGCTTGCTTTGAAGAAGAAGAAGCTCGAAGTTTTGATGGGACTCTAATGGCTACTAAAGATGACATCAAGAAGGCAATCTTGGCGGTTGCCGGTAATCCTGTTTCTGGCAGTATCGCTGCTTTAGCTGATGAGATGGCTGAGGCTGTGTTCGTGTTGGATAATCCTTCTGCCGTGACACCCGCAAGGGTGAAGCCTACTAAGGGCACCGTTCGGCAGGCTGAGAAAGAAACTCGCGTTGTGGAGGCTGCTGAGCAGCGTTAGTGAGTTTTCCCCCGCAGGTTCTTCCCCTTTCTTTTCCTGCGGGGGTTTTCTCTTTTGTGTTGGTTGTTGCATTACCAGCCATCAGGTGTATAGTGATACCCACTAGCTACAAGAAAGGGAATCAAATGAGCTACCAGGTAACAGAAACACAGAACAAGAAAGTGACCAGGATCTACAACCTCGATGGCCCAAAGTTGGCAACCATCACATCATTCTGGGACATGCTGGTTTCGAGCAAGGCCATTGAAGGCTATGAGGTAACTGAGAACTAGGAACCGACTAGGAGGCCCTCCCTTCGGGGAGGGTTTTCCTTTGCCGAGAAGTAAGGGTAGCCTTACCTAGTAAACTAGGAATACCGGATTTGTGCGTTATCGCTGCTGGTAGCTGTTGAGCGTTACCGCCATAGCGAAAACAACTAATCAAACTATTTGGAAGGACTACTATGTCTGAGTTCATCAAGACTCAGGAAGAAGCCCGCGCCAATCTGACCATGCAGATCCGTGAAGTTATTGACGGTGCAGAATCAGAAGCGCGTGGACTTGACTCCGCTGAGTTGGAAAAGATTGATCGTATTGAAGCTGACATTCGCCGTGCGGATGAGGCTTTGGAAGTTGCTAAGCGCAACGCTGACCGTACTCGTGAAGCTGCTGAGGCTTCTCGCGGTCTTGAGGTTGTTGAGGAAGCACGCAGCGCTGCTGACGTGTTCCGTTCAATGGCTCGTGGCGAGGTTCGTGGACACAACTTCACGATGGAGCAGCGTGCAACGCTAGTTCCTTCTGCTAACACTGTTCCTGTTAGCTTCCTTGACCGTGTTTACGCTCTTGCTAAGCTCGTTGGCCCTTACCTCGAAACTTCTGAGGTTTTCCAGCGCGACTCCGGCAACGACCTGCGTATCCCCGTGATGACCGCTTACAGCACTGCAACTGAAACCGCAGCTGGTGCAGCGATGGATGAGTCCGAGAACACTTATAGTTCTCTGCTTCTTCAGCCTGCCAAGCAGGGCTTCATTGTCAAGCTCGCTAACGAGCTGATCAGTGACGCTGGTTTCGACATCGAAAGCTCTATTGCTGAGAACGCTGGTGTTGCTATCGGTACTCGCGTGAACACCATTGTGAACACTGCTGTTGAGGCTGTTGCTGGTCTTGGTGTCACCGCTGCTTCTGCAACGGAAATCACCACCGATGAGCTGATTGAACTGGCTTTCTCGGTTGATGGTATGGCACGCATGTTGCCTGGTGCTGGCTTCATGGCTAACACTGCAACTCTCGCAAAGATCCGCAAGCTCAAGGATGGTAACGGTGCTTACATTCTTGACCCCGTAGTTGGAGGCCCTGACCTTCTTCTCGGAATGCCTATCTACGAGAACCCTGCTGTGGATGCTCCTACCACTGGAAACAAGTCTGTACTGTTTGGTCACTGGCCTTCGGTGAAGATTGCAACCACTGGTTTGGAAACCTCTGTGTCGAGCGATGCTTACTTCGCAAACGACATCACCGGCTACCGCTTCACCTACCGTGTTGCTGCTGGTGTTGCCAACGGTGCAAACCACATCAAGTACCTGATTCAGGCCTAGTCTGTTTCACAGAAACCCCTCATCGCCTATCACGGGCGGTGGGGGGTTTCCTCGTTAGTGGACACAAGGTGACGGGTAGAATAGAACCTGGAGGATTTACATGGCTATCGAAAACGGATATTGCACACTTTCCGATGTGAAAAATGCGCTGAGGATTCAAGACACAGTAGATGATGCCCTGCTTGAGATAAGCATTGAGGCAGCATCACGCGAGATTGATGGTTGGTGCGAACGGTTCTTTTACTCGACAAGCGCCACACGGGTTTACCTGCCTACTGATTCGTTCACTACTTACACTGATGACATTCAAACTGTGACTACTTTGAAGGTGGATACTGCTGGTGATGGCACGTTCGATCAGACTTGGACAACCTCAGACTTTCAGCTTTCCCCTTTGAACGGGATCGCGGGCGGTATTGAAACCCCGTTCAACACTGTGAGCGCTGTGGGTGACTATTTGTTCCCTATCTATCAGCCGCGCAATGTGGAGGCTCAGCAGGCTTCGGTGCAGATTGTGGGTGTGTTTGGGTTTGCTTCTATCCCTACCGCTATCAAACAAGCGTGCATTATTCTTTCGATGCGCCAATTCAAGCGTTACGATTCCCCTACTGGTGTGATGGGCTTTGGTGATTTGGGTGTGATGCGTGTGGGGCGTGTGGATCCTGATGTTGAGAAGCTCCTGATGCCCTTCAGAAGGGTGAGGATGGCGTGAGCATCAGTGATATTCGTGACGGGTTAGCAACTAATCTTGCAACCATTTCGGGGCTTAGAACCGCTGCTGACCTCCCTGATAACCCTTCCCCTCCTATTGCTGTGGTGCAGTTGAATAATGTTAGTTATGATCAGGCGTTCAAGCAGGGGTTAGCGCTTTACAGTTTCACTATCACGGTCATTGTGGGGCGCGTGTCGGAGCGCACAGCACAGGCCAGATTGAACGCTTACGCTTCCACTGGGGCTGGTGGGATCAAGCAGGCTATTCAGTCAGATAAGACTCTTGGTGGTAACGCTTTCGATGTCAGGCTTCAGGAGATGACTAACATTGGTGCGATAACATTAGGGGAGCAACAATACTTGGCAGCTGAGTTTTCAGCAGTCGTTTACGCAGAATAAGGAGAACATTGTGGCAGTTTTCGCAGCTACAGATTTCGAGATTACCATTGGGGGCACTGATTTCAGTGACAGCCTCGCTGCGGTCACATTGGACATCAGCAAGGAGCAACTGGAAACCACCGCTTTTGGTGATTCAGCTCGCACCTACATTGCCGGTTTGCAGGATGCAAGCGTTACGCTTTCGTTCCACCAGGACTTCGCAGCCTCGGCTGTAGATGAAACCTTGCACACGGCTTTGGGAACTGAGTTGGCTATTGTTATCAAGCCCACCTCGGCTGCTGTTGGAACTGGAAACCCCAGCTATTCCTTCAACGCTTTGTGCACACAGATTACCCCGTTCAGCTCGAACGTGGGGGATTTGGCTACACAAGATGTGACGTGGCCCGTGTCTGGGGATGTAACCCGCGCTACTTCCTAATCTAGGGTAGTATCTGGGTTATGAACTTCAATCTCCTAGTTACTTTTCTTGACGGTACAAGCTCCGAGGTCAGTGGCATTGCTGCTGACCTTGTTGCGTTTGAGGCACAGTTTGACATTAGTGTTTCGCGGTTGAACGCTGACATGAAAATCACACACCTGTTGTGGTTGGGTTGGCATGTGTTGAAGCGCACTGGTGAAACTAAGTACACGTTTGATAAGTGGGTTGAGTCTGTGGAAGGCGTTGAGGCGGCTAGCCCAAAATAATGAAGGGGCTGGGGGAAACCTCGGCTCATTGGCTTATCGCTCAGATCGCTGTTGAAACTGGTATTAGTCCTACTGAGTTGCTTTCTTTAGAACCTCGTATGTTGTTCACTTTGCAGCGTGCTCTTGTTGCTAAGGCTAATGCTTCTCGAAAGCCACGCAAGGGCAGGCGATAGAATAGAGGCAGGATTGGAGCTGTCTTGCTTTCTACACAGATGCGCGTTGAGGGTGTTGCCTCGGTAACGAAGGAACTTCGTGGTTTAGACCGTAAGGCACTCAATGAGTTGCGTAAGCATATGCGGGCGAACATTTTGCCGATTGCTAAAGAGATTGCTGGGGAGGTTCCTCAGCAGGCACCGTTGTCGGGGATGAATCATAATGGTGTGACTCGTTGGACTGGTGTGCCTAAATCTTCTGTGTCGTTTACTCCTGGGCGTGCGCGTGGTGGTGGTAATCGTTTGTTGGGTATGAAGTTCACTGGGGGCACTCGGGGTTCTGGTGGTATTGGTTTTGATTATGCGGAGCTTGCCGGATCCTCGAAGCGCCCTGGTTCACGTTTCTCTAAGGTGTATGAGCGTGGTGGTTATCCTGGTTTGCAACACAGGGTGAATGGGCAGGGTAAGGCGTTCAATAGGGGTGTTAGGGCTTTCAAACCTATCAAGGGAACTGGTGGTTATTTTGTGTTTGATTCTGCGTTGAAGAAGCATCGCAGGATTGAGGGGTTGGGTAAGCAGGCGATCAATCAGTTTATGCGGGATGCTACTGCTGAGCTTTCACGGATTAGGGGCGGTGTCTAATGGCTATTTTTATTCCTCTTGTTACTAAGTTTGATGATAAGGGTTTGAAGGGTGCTCAGCGTGCTTTGGCTGGGTTTCAGAACTTTGCTACTGATGTGGCGCGTGTTGCTGCTGCTGCGCTTGCTGGGGTTGCTGTGGCGGGTGTGCGTGAGGCGGCACAGTTTGAAACTAGCTTTGCGAAGATTCAGGGTTTGGTGGGTGTTACTGCTGATGAGATTGGTGAGCTTGAGGATGCGGCTAAGCGGTTAGGGCCAAGTTTCGGGGTTAGCGCTAATGAGGCCGCTGATGCTTTGTTCTTTATTACTTCTGCTGGTTTGCGTGGTGCTGGTGCTACTGAGGTGCTTGAGGCTTCTCTGAAGGGTGCTGCTATTGGTTTGGGTGACACTAAGACCATTGCGGATCTTGCTACTTCGGCGGTGAACGCTTATGGTGAGTCCACTTTGGGTGGCGCTGAGGCTGTGGATGTGTTGGCTGAGGCGGTTAGGCTTGGAAAGCTTGCACCGGAGGAACTCGCTGGGGCTATGGGGCAAGTGCTTCCGTTAGCTTCTAACTTGGGTGTCAGCTTCGATCAGGTGGGCGCTGCGCTTGCTGGTATGTCTAAGACTGGTACTGATGCGAGTACTGCTTCGACTCAGTTGCGTCAGATCCTTGCCACGATTGCTAAACCAACTTCTGAGGCCAATAAAGCGCTTGCCGATATGGGGCTTTCTGCTGAGGGGTTGCGTGAGCAGATTAGAGAGAAGGGTCTTTACTCCACACTTGAAACTCTGACTGATGCGTTTGATGGCAACATTGAGGCCACTTCTGCGGTGTTTGGAAACATTCGTGCTTTGTCTGGTGTGCTGGACTTGATGGGTGCGAGCGCTGAGGACAACAGGATTGTTTTTGAGCAGATGGCTGACACTACTGGTGTGCTTGATGAGGCGATGCAGATCACTGCTGAAACTGGTGAGTTCAAGTTCAAGACTGCGATGGAAACGGCTCGCGGTAGTTTGCTTGAAATCGGTAGCGCAATCCTTGAGAACCTGCAACCCCACTTGGATACTTTCAATCAGTGGATGCAGGAACATGGCCCAGCTATTGAAGAAGGGTTTATCAAGATTTATGACTCGTTAGATAAGTTCTTGACGAGTGAAGTGCTTGCTAACATCATCACAAAGTTCCAAGAGATGTGGCCTGAGATTAAGGAAACTGTTTCCCAATTAGGCGATTTGGTGGCTGTCCTTGCTCCTGTGCTTATGGATGCTGTGGCTGACATTCTGCCACTGTTCACCGATTTGGCTTCCATAATGAATGACCTGGGTTTCTTCACCGATGAGGTTATTGGTTACTTTACACAGTGGGAAACTGATACTCCTGGGTTTGTGGATTTCTTGAATAAGAACATCAATCCTATGGAAAGGTTGAAAGATACGGTTGCTGGTTTGGCGCGTGCTTTAGATGCTGCGCGTGAGGCGTGGGAGCGTTTCAAGGCGGCTGGTGGTTTGAATCAGCTTGAGGGTGTTGTTAGTCCTGGTTCCTTTGGTGGGCGTAGGGCTGGGGGTGGGCCTGTGGCTGGGGGCACACCGTATTTGGTGGGTGAGATGGGGCCGGAATTGTTTGTGCCTTCTAGTGGTGGCACGATTATCCCTAACAACCGTGTGGGTGGTGGGAGCAATATCACTATCAATGTGAACGCTGGGATGGGTGCTAATGGGGCGCAGATTGGTGAGCAGATTGTGACTGCTATCAAACGGTATGAGCGTACTTCTGGCCCTGTGTTTGCGAGCGCGTAATGGCAACAGTTGTTGAGCTTGGTGCTGTTGAGGGTTTCATTCTGGATGACCCTGTGGCGGGTGTGCTCGATAACACTGTTTACACTTTGGGTGGCACCGTGTTCAAGAACATCACTGATCGTGTGATTACGGTGGGCATTGGGCGGGGGAAGAACCGTGACTTGGAT